CATCAGGATACCTTGCCATTAAATCCATATTGTCCTCGTTTGTTATATTTATACTCATATCTATTTTTTAACTTATTAATGATTGCAACCTTTCAACGTTATTGTGCCAATATAGCACCATCTTACGTTTTTGAACACTCTTAGGGTCTTTCCTGTTCTCCTCTTCAGCTATTGCTAGCTCTGCTTTAGCCTTGGCTAATACTTCTAATATATTTGTCATCTCTTTATTTTAATAATCGCTACTATTGGTTTTATTGTGTCCTCAGGGTTTCCAAAGGCTCTCCATACGTTTCCTGTCCTTATTACTGCATAGGTATGTGAAGGAGTTATTATTACATAGCTCTCATTATCTTTAGCAGTTGTCTTAATAAACTTGCTTAGGCTCTTATCCCAGTTGATGACACCTAAGTATCTGTCAGTATAGTTCTCTTGTATTAGAGTGTTTAGAGTTGAGGCTTTTACACCCTGACGAGACTCTCGGCCGTATTGCTTCAATAAGTCGTGAGCAATGTAGTACTTACCATCTGTGAATAGTGTAGCTACAACTCTAACTGAGCAGTCATTCCATTCGTTTAGATTGAACTGTTGATTGAGGTAAGTCATATTAGTGTCTACTGTAGAGCTGTTAAGCTTAAGCTTACTTTGTGCTGAGCACATCACTCCTAGAGCTAGCGCTATGTATAGGAATATCCTTCTCATTGTATTTTGGTCATTTTAATTGTGTAACAAACCTTATTAATCATTCTATTGTCTCCGAACTCTGTAGTTACTGGACACGGTATCATTGAGGGCTCTTTCATTAATATCTGTCTAGACATCTCTGAGACGTTAGCGTAGTATATGCCCGAAGGGTCTTGTACTACATACACGAAGCTCTTACCTAGCTCCTTAGCTAGCTCTAAGTTTCTGGCCATCTTGGATAGCTCTATAAGCTTCTCAGCGTATACCTTACCTCTTACCTTGAGCTCCACTATAGCGTTGGACGTTTCACAGTCGTAGTAACTATATTGGTTAGGAGCTTCCCAGAAGTTCTTATTGGTTATTAGGCTGAGCTTGTGCATTAGGTCTCTCTCTTGTGACTTCATATCAAGATAGTTTATATTCAGATTCATCAATTCTACTCTTGGCTATGTTAAAGTAGCCTTCATCTAGCTCAATACCTATGAAGTTTCTTTTAGTGTTAACGCAAGCAACTCCTGTAGAGCCTGAGCCCATAGTGAAATCTAAGACGGTCTCGTTTTCGTTTGTGTAGGTTTTAATTAGATATTCCATCAGAGCTACAGGTTTTTGTGTTGAATGAAAATAACTCTTTTGCTTATCACTTTTAAAGACAATATTTGTTCTGGGGTATCTATCCGTATTTCCACCGAAAGGTAGTTCTTTAGTGGCCTTTCCATAAACTTCTGACCTGTTTTGAACACTTAACTTTCTTATCCCTGAGTTCATAGGCTTGTGGCCTTGGGTTTTTTGGGGGTTGTAGGTACATTGTTTTTTATAGAACACAGATATTAATTCATTACTTCTAAGCGGTTGCCTCTTGGCATTCAGGTGTCCTGTGGCTTGAGTTTTCTCCCAAACCCAGTCATATTTGTAATTATTAATATTTGACATCCTCAAAGCACTACTAAAGGGCTCACTACCAAATAAAACAATAGCACCGTTAGGCTTTATTATTCTATTTAACTGCTCCCACATTAATTCAAAGTCTATTACACTATCCCATTTGCACTGAGTTGTGCCGTAGGGTGGGTCTGTTATTATTGCGTCTACTGAAGCGTCAGGAATTGATTTCATAGCTTCTATGCACTCACTGTTTATTAATTGTATCATAATATATTATTTAACCTTTCATTAATGTCGTTAGACGTTTCTCTTGAAAACTTTTCAGCTACAGCAGCAGACGCTTCCGCTTCGTGTACTGCCTGAGCTTGCTTAGCGAATTGATTCCTCTCTGCTTTTAGGTTATCTATTACAGAGTCAAAACCCTTGCGTTCCAGCTCAAGGCTATGTACATAGAAGTATATATCGGTTAGACACTTAGTGAGCTCTTGTAGCTCTTTGTTGTCAGGTCGTGCATCAAGCCATTGCTTGACAGTAAGTAGGGCTGTCTCCATTGATGCGTTATACTGTAGCTGTTGTAAGTTTCTCATATTGCAAATATACGTAATTTATTTGAATTTACCAAATTGTTTTGATATTAGTTGGTGAGCCAGCGGCTTTCCAATTCTCTATTGCCACTGTAATAGCAGTACAGGCCTCGTAGTTCTCCTCCTCCTCATATACCTTGCGTATGGAGTACATAATTTCTTCGCCCATTCCCTGAGCAAGTGATAGGTATGTGTTCTCAAGTACCAATTGATACATCCCACTATCTGTTATATTATAGCTCATCCTCTTTGTAGTATTGTGATAAGTCGATTAACTCATCAATGAAAAACGCTTCATAAGTTTGCATAGCAGCCTGAAGTTTTAGCTGACCTAATTTTAGCGTCTCCTTTGACGCTTTAAAGACACCTATGTCAGTAGTGGTCTTGTCTATTACAAGCCAGTAGAAATCTGGCACATTGAACAACTGAGTGTACAGATACGCTTGTAAGTCGTAATCGTATTTAGAGATAGTGAACTTAAATTGATTAGTAACCTTACCGTTCTTAAGCTCTACATCCTTGAGGCCGTCGTTAGTGGTCTTGACATCAGCAACGAACTCTCCAGCCTTATATATGTCAGCCTTGCCTCTTACTGGTATGCCGTGTATCTCCTCAAGAGCTGGCACTTCTGTCTCTGCACCTTGCATAAAACTAACGCACCTATCGTTCTGTAAGAAAGCAGTAGAGATGCGTGTATTCATATACTTTTCTTTTAACGTGAATGTATTGGCCTTTCCTGACTCCTCAACAGCTAGTTTCCACTTATTAGTGTTTTTAGATGAAACGTCTACAAAGTTAAAAGTGTCGTATTTCTGAGGCTCTAGTATTTCAGCGTGAACTAAGCGGCCATCACGCAACGCTTGCGTCTCAGGGTCTGGATTACGTCTCTTATAGTCAAACCATTTAGGGCTCTTTAAAAGCCATTTAATCGAGCTATAGGATAAACACTTGTCTAGTCCCATAACTGTGTAGTAGAAGCCGTCATCTACCATCTTAGTGAGTAGCTCTTGCTTATCTGCTGTAGTGTTATCTAATAGCTTCATAGTCCAATAAAGATTACGTCTATTATTGCTGCTGTAGCTATAGCGGCCAATATGAAGCCCCAAGCTGTGAGTAGTGTATTTACTTTCATTATATTAAATTAGAGTTATAGGTGAAATCGTATTGCGAGTATGTGTCCTCGATTGAATTGATAGTGTTGATGTATGTGTTCATAATGTTTGATTTTAATTATAGTACAAATATACACAAAAAAGCATAACTACCAAAACTTTTTTAATAATTATGCTTATTTATATTGATTCTAAATAAAGAATCTATTGGGGGTTGTCATCTAGATAACGCTCTAGAAGTGCGAGGGCTCTCCAAGCTACCTTACCAACGTGAAGCATACCATCATCATCTACAGGGTCTATGCTGTGGTCAATTAGGTGTCTTACTAACGCATCAGGCTCATCAGTTGACTTGGACTTATCCCAATGTAGGGGTTTATCTGGGTGGTGCTGGTCATTCCCAGCCTTACTAACTTGACTAACGTACTTAATGGCCTTAGGAAAGTACTTAAGAACTCCTGAGAAAACAGGTGTAGCCTTGCGTTCAGCGTGCTTACTTACAGTGCTCACAACCTCATAGTCGACTTGGTAGTTACCGTATTCAGTAGTGATACCCTCAGGCAAATTCTCTAAGCTGTCATAGCTTACCTCTATACCGTCTCTGTCGTTAACTCTCCTCATAGTGATTGAAATTCTGTAGCTCTAAACCTAACATCTCCTATATACTTAACTGAATTTAAGTCACAGTCAGTGCCCACCTCTACGAAGCTGTCAACCTCATCATCAGATAGCGTGTTACAGCCTACAGTGGCTCTTGACATATCGGGATTGTTCTGAGTGTTTCCGTTCACACATATAGAGCCCTTAGCTCCGTTAGTAACAACAGTACCACCTCCATTAAGGTTGCCTCTTACAACTAAAGTAACGTTGTTTAAGGTCAACTTGTATCCGTTAAGATTTACATCCCCTGTAGTGTAGATTACACCTTCAGTAGCATCTGAAGGAGTGAGCTTTACATCTTTATTCATACCGCTTAAAGTTACTAATGACTCATTATTGAAGTTAAAGAATGAAGCTGTGTGTATCACAACCTTACTGTAGGTTACTAACCCCTCTTTACAGTTTACAGGTTTCTCGCAAGATGAAATTGAAGCTACAATTATAGCCGTTAAAGTTATTGTTAAAAATAATCTCATTTTTATTCTATTTTAAAGTTAAAGCACCATTAATTCATTTATTGCCGTACGGCCTCCGATTACCACAGCACATCCAATAGCTGGCTTCTTACCAGCCTTAGCGTATGCTAAAGCATATGAAGCGAAGTCAATACCACAGCCTACTTGAGTCCCAAAGATACGAGTGTTAGCTCCTACAAAGTACTCAGTATAAGCCTGAGTATGTAAGTGGCCCTGAACAGTTGAACGCATATCAGCACGAGCTTTTGTTTTGGCAGTACCCGCTTCACCGTGGATGTAATGTACACCGTCTATGTCTACAGAAGTGACGAATCTCCAGTTGGGAGTCTCCAGAACTTCTTTGTAGTCTTTTATCCACTTAGTTGGCACAGATGAACTCTGAGCCTTACGCATAATGATTCTATCGTGATTACCAATAGTAACATCAGCATCAGGAAAACGGTGATACCAGCGACGTAAGCGGTCAATAGCTAAGTCAAGCTCTGCAGCTCCACCCAATCCGTTGGCATCAGTTTCGTGGTAAGAACTAAAGTGATTGTCAATAACATCACCAATAAACACAACCTTATTGCAGTTGTAGCGCTCGTATACCTCAACACAGTGGTCGAAGTATCCGTCTAAGTCAAAAGGTGCGTGCAAATCGCCTACTACTAACACACGAGATTCCTTGTTATTAAAGAACTCAAAGTTAATTTTACGTGCTCCTGAGAGTCTTGGTCTAATTTCAGACATATTTTTGTTTTATTATTTATAAGGGCAAACATACAACAAATAATTGATATATGCAAGCCCTTGTTGATTTATTTTTTAAGAGACATCTTTTTAGCTGCTTTCGCTTGCTCCTTCTCCTCAATGATTTCAGCAACGTGGTATAGCTCTAAGGCCAAACGCTTATAGCGTTCAGGCTCTGTTTCGCTCTTTCCAGTTGAATGAAACCACTGTAGCTTAGTGGCCATTTGGTCAGCTATCTTAGTCAGCTCTGTCTTACTGAGCTTCTTAAGTTTCTTAGTTGTTAGCTCCATCATATATTTTTCTTAACTCACGATTAATAGAAGCAATACAAGTAGAGCAGTTACTGACCTTGCGCTTAGCATTAAACACCCTATTGTAGATGTCTACCAGCATATTCTGCTGCTTAGTGTTTACTGAGCTACGCTTGACGGAGTACCATTCAGTTAGGTAGTTATAGTCCTCATTGCTTAAGTCGTTTAGCTTACGGTTAGGGAATAGCTTGTTAAGGGTCTCTTTACGAGCTGCACATCCGCAGTCAGTATCTAGAGCCTTAGCTACAGTGTCCACTACAGCCTTTATTCCTGTTGCAGTAGTTATAGCCTCTACTATGTCACCAGCACCTTTGTTAGCGGCCTCACCTAATATATCTAAAACCTCAGCTTTTTTAATCTTAAGCTTCTGAGCAATCTTACCAGCAGCAAGACCTTCGTCGTTTAATTGAAATATCCTTTCGTTTATAGTTTCCATAATTGTTAGTTTTTACCTTGACCTCTGGACTTTGATTTGTATGCGTTTTGTCCTTTACTCGCATTTTTGGAGTGAACTCCTTTTCTCTTTCTTTTTTGAATTGCAACTTTTACAGTTGACGCTTGTTGTCTAGCCATTGTGTGCTCCTTTTGAAAATTCTACATATTTGTCGTATAGCTTATCCGCTATGATTAACTTACTCTTTTTGATTGACAGATATATGGTCTGTATACCTAGGCCGCTCTCCTCTGCTAGAACTCTGAAGCTCTTGCGTGTCTTGAGATACTTTCTAAATAGCTCATAGTCAAACCAATGTATTTCATCCTTAAGAACTTCGTACATCTCATCCTCTAAGCCTTCTAAGACCGTCTCATTCTTATCCCTACCTTCATCAATTACCATATACTTCTCCTCCATATCGTATTGGTCGCCTATATGTGTGTAGCGACACTTTTTAACTTTTTTGAGGTCGTTAATGATTGTTGAACGTAAGGCAAAGAACATATACCCTTTAGAGGCCTTCTCTCCGTCTATAATCTTATCGTACAGGTCGTCATAACTTAGTAGTTTAAGATAACTGTCTTGAACATAGTCCTCAGCGTAGTTAGCAACGTCAAAGTTGTTGCCAGCTATAGCCTTAGCTGTGTTTACGAACTCACTGTGGTGAACTGCTAGCAGCTCTATTGCTTTATTTGTGTTCATTGTACCATTCTAAAGTTAATATAATAAAGCCGAAGCTTATTTGATAGTGAGACACTTTTACAAGCTCTCCAGTCTCGGCCTCTATGTCGTAAGAGCCATATACCGCTCCAAACATTAAGCCCTTTACAAAACTTACTCTTATCATAGCATTTGGCTCTGCAACCCATATGTGAACGGCCATTGCTATTACTGTTAAAATTGCTAAAATTACCATTCTAATTTATCTGCTTTTATTTGTTTCTTTTGTATCACATCCTGTCCAGCTACTGTGAACTGACAATTCGCTGGCATCATTCTCATTGAGATAGGAGCGTCTTGGCTGGTCGGTCGACCGCCAGTCTCTGTCTCCTTTACTTTTACCACGTGAATATCACTAAACATCCACCGTTCGCTGTGTTGGGTGTACCTATGACACGAAATTACGTCGTCCGCACGATTTCCCCACTTACCTCCCCCTTCGACATCAGCCATACTACACGGCTGTGGGTGTCCAGCATACTCGTGGTCAGCTGGATGCTTACGTCTTAAGGCCTCGGTAACAGCGTGACAGTTCAGCCACATTGAAACGTTATTCTCTTTGCAAAATAGTCTAAACTCTGAAGCTATTTGATAGTCATATTCGTGACCACCTACTGAGCGAAGGAGCTGAGGGTCTTTTGCTAGTGAGTTATAAGGGTCTACGAGTATACCGTCGTAATCCCACTCATCTTTGATTATCTTAGCCTCTTTAAGCAATACACGTGCTGTGTATATTTTATCTACTAAGATGATTTTGAAGTGGTCATTTATCCACTCCAGCTCTTTCTCGATAACCGCATCAGGCAGCTGTTGTACTGGTGTTGACGTTTTAAACTCTATAAGCTTACGTGCTATGCTATAGTCAGTATTTTCACTGCTAAAAATAAGCCATTTAAGGTTATGCTTAAGAGCGTATGCCATCATAAGGTACAATATAACTGTAGTCTTTCCTACGTTAGCGTGTCCGATACATATATTAAACCCACCCCTCTTGAATCTTAGCCATTCATCCACTTCGGGCAAATCTAGGCCTAAGCCCTGTTCTATACGGTCGTATTTGACGTCCATAATCTTTTGCTTTAAGTGATTGAGTGTTGCTAACATAGAGAGGTGTTTATTGGTTTATATATATCTTTTTGGTTACTTAGAAAGGAAAATCGGGAGTTTCACGTCCAGCTGTTGATTGCTCAGATGCCGTTACACCTTCCTCAACTCTGTCTGCAACTTTGACGTTACCGTCAGTCCATACAACCTTACCGTTACCAACGTAAACCTTTGCCTCTTTAGCTTCTCTTTGCTCTTTTGTCTGAGAAACTGCAGCTGTAGCGTTTTGACCGTATTGGTTAGTATCGTCATTGATACTGATTGTAATGTTAGCCCAACCTTTGTCGTTAAAAACTAACTTCTCTTTGTTTAATCCTAGGGTTACTAATGTAGCCATTTTATTTATATTAAGGGTTTATAATTATACTAATTTTTCTGCAATTGCTTTTTTAACGTCTGCAGACACGTTGTACTTTGCTTCTATTGCTGACATATCACCACCGTCTTTGATGTACTGTACAGCCTTAGCGAATGCATCAGTGTTGGCTCTTAAGTCAACTTTTGATGATTTGCCGTGATTGTTGGTAGCATCAGCGTCAGCTGTGTCGTCAATTAATAGAAGGTTTCCTAGTGCATACTTTTTACCGTAAGAGCTAGCTGAGCCATACTGTTGAGCTCGTGCCATACCTTTCTGGTTAAAGTCTACACCTACTACAGCCGTAGCTGTTTTAGAGCTGCCATCCTCATTGTCAAATATAGTAGCTTCTGAGAGTAAAACTCCGTCAGCTAATAGTGATTCTCTTACTAGGAAGTGAACTCCAAACTTGTCATTAAGAGGTTTTAAGGCCTCTAAGATATCCTCTGCAGAGCGAAACTTATAGCCGCCAAACTTATTAGTTTTAGTCTTTGCTACTTTAAGCTCTACTTGGATTTTTGATAATTTTTGTGAAATAGTCATTTCTAAGGGTTTTTAATTATGATGCAAATATACGTAATTTATTTGTAACTACCAAATTATTCACGATTAAATGTAGATAAATTTGAATATACTTCTATTGCTTCTCTTATGTACTCCATTGTATCAATGTCATTAAGTGTAGCATCTATCTGAGTTTGTATTAACTCCTCAGATAGTTTGTAGTGGCCATTTTCCAAGTCCTTCTCAAGTTGTGAGAGGTCTCTATATCGGCCTAATAGTTGAGCACCGATTTTATTCTCAGCTCGTTCGTGCAACTCATTAACTGTTAATGTGGTCATATTTGTAATTATTTGATGCAAACATACAACAAATAAAAATAATATGCAAGTAAATTACTAAAAAGATTGATTTTTTTTAAGCTCAGCAAGCTTGTCTTTATATATATCTATAAGATACTGTAGATGTGTAGCGTCAAATTTAGCTACTTGGTGAGATTTCTGTATTAGCTCATCAGCTCTATCTCCTAAGGCTTGGCCGTACTCATACTGTCGGCCATTAAGAAACCTGTTGCAGTATCTATGTTGAAAGTGTACGTTATCCTCATCCCAGCGTGTAGATAAGTGTCTACGGCCTACAAAGTGACCAGCGTCACCTTCAGCGAAAGGAGTTTCACGACCACAGTCAATGCACTTACCAAAACCAGTATGGTCATCTACATCTCTACGACGTATGTACTCACTGAATATCTTATCCAGCTTGTTTTTTAGTGTCGATAATTTAACTTTTCGTGCCATAAAAGAAAAAAGCCTGTCCACCAAAACCCCCTAATGTGAACAGGCATAAAAAAAACGTTAATAAGGGTCTTTATTTAAAAACAATATAAATAAGGCTTGTCACTTGCATATGTCAAAAAAAAACACTAACTTTGCCAAATAATAAAAAAAACACACTTCAAGCTTACTACAGTAAAAGTATTGCTTAGTAAAAGTGTCTAATACAAAAGATATTAAGCTTAGTAAAAGTGATGTTTAGTAAAAGTATAGTGAAAACCTGAGAAGTTTTCTACGTTACACTGTCAGGCCTGAGCTATGTTTATTTGATATTCCGATACTTCTCGATACCACGTGAGCCAAAATAAGCGATATATATACCTAATAGTAGAGATTTAAGGAGCTCTATCCATTCAGAAGGCACCTCTATAGATACATTAAAGCTGTCTAAGTAGATTAATACTACTGTTGCTATAGTTAAAAACACTAAACTCAATGGTCTAACATTCTTAGTTAAGAAACTGTCTGCCATATTGTCACTTTCCCAACGTCTAGTGACGCTCTCCATCTCTTCAATGTCCATTTTCATAACAGTAAGAGCGAACTCTCTCTCTTCAGGAGTCATTCCGTTGTCTTTATTTGATATCACCTCGATAGCTGACTTAATGTCTCCACTAACTAAGTTACCTACAACCTCAGCAGCTTTACTGAAGTTAATTTTCCTTAAGAAGTTTCCTACTTTTGTTCCGTTTTCTTTACTCATAATTTCTAGTTTCTATAATCCCAACGAGCCTTGGTACCTCTTATGTCGTAGTGCACAAATGTATCGTACAGTCCTAAGCCTCCTTCAGCTATTTTATTGTCTTTAATCAACGCTTCTATTATTAAATAAAGGTCTTTAGTCTCGATGTCTTTTACTTTTATATCTGCAGCCTTACCTAATAGATGCTGGCTTGTTTTAGAGCCTCCTATAGCCTTATTGTGAGCTTCTGACCTATATGCACTATTGATACGTATAGGCTCTCCTAGAAAGTCTCTAAGCACCTGTAGGTTGTCTGCTAGATCTTTTATATTACATAGTACGTCCTCAGGCATCTTTGAGCCGTCTCTACTCTTAAACTCTCTTTGCGTGAAGTTCTTAGTTAGTCTCATCCTTTTAGGTAGTTTATGTAGTAAGTAACTGCAGAACCTATAGCTGTAAATAGTCCAGCTAACATTGCTATGGCTAGCTTGTAAGCTCTTATGAAGTTCCTTAAGGAGTATATTTTTTCCTCAAGCTTATCAACTTTTTTGACTAGGCCGTCTTTCCCAATAGATTCATCTGCTTCTAGCACAGATAAAACCCTGTCTATTTTCTTACCGTTCTCAATAAGTGATTGCTCCGTAGTTTTACGAAAGAAGTCAACCTCTTGCTCGAGCCTGTTAATTCTAAAGTCTTGTTCGTGGTCTTTCATTACGTTGTTAGTGTAATTAGTTCGCTATCCGTAACACCTCCCTTAAATAGAGATACTTCGTTTACTTTTTTTTCATTGTCAAAAGTTCCATCCCCAAAACTGAATAGTATTCCGTCAAGTGGGCTTGCGAATTTTACGGTATTGCTACTTGAGCCAATCTCAATGCCATTAAGTACAGCCTTCAGGTTGCCTGAGTCGTATCTTATGGCTAACTTGTATCTAGTGTTTGGTATTGCCGTCCCTTCACCTAAGCCTAGAGATGCAATTGACATAGCAGAGCCCTGTACGTATACTCTAAAAGATGCCCTGTAATTGTCGAAAGTTATACTTTCGCTTAAGTCCACTGTACTTCCTACTGTAAAAATATCTCTATTTCCGTCCGTAGATGAGTCCGATGTTGTCTCGTACAGATACTCAAAGTCAACAAATAAAGTACCTGATGTTTGACCTATTAAGCTCTCAGCGTTGTAAACTCCGCACTCGTCCTGATTCCTCACCTCAGCACTGCCTTCTGTAGGGATGTAGCTTGTTGGATAGCTTCCTGCTTCTACTTGTGCGCCCCAAGCATAAAAATTACCACTTCCATTAGCGTTGTAATTAGGTATTGCACCGCCATAAGTTGGATTAGAAACATTACTTCCTGAAATTAATATACCCACATTACCGCTTGTGTGGCTACCTGTTATTGCTAATCTATACCAACCACTGCCGTAATCTTTAACATTGTATTGCCAAGTTACACCACTTCCCAAAGTATTAGTTGATGCCACACTTCCATCCTCTAAATCTAAAAGTACAAAATGCCTATCGCCAAAGTTATTTGTTAACGCACGTATCCCTGCATATCTTAATGTACCTTTTTTTAGAAAACAACTAAACGTATATGTACCGCTACTTTGTGAGTATAAATCATCTATGAAATATGCGTTTGTACCGCTTGTATTTTCGGCTAATTTTGACGCATTTAATCCGCCTTTTGGTGATGTAACATTATTATCTGATACTGTTATACTAGTTTTACCCCAAGCAATATTTTCAAACTCCTCTGAACGTATTTGTACATTAGTCCTTGAAGGCTCTAAGAGTAGTGTAGGACATTCGCTTACGTTACCATCAGCATCTAAGTCGTAGCTTAGTCGTGGAGTGTTGTCAGCTACAGTCTCTATAAGGCCGTGCTCGTTTATTCTAGTTTGTACACCGTTAGCTCTTGAAAATGTGAAATCTCCAGCTCCTGAGTGAGGTTGCTGAGAGTATAGCTTTCCTTCTTTCATAGCTGCTGGCTTCATTACCAAGCTAGCTTTTTTGTATATGTCTACTAAGTTTGCCATTGTCTTATATATTCCAGCCTCCGAAAGTGATGTCCTTTGCTGGTCTCACGTCGTCGTCAGTGTTAGTGTTGTACTCTAAAAATAACTCATCATTGTGTCTAAGAAACTCAACAAGCCTTTTACCGTAGTATTGAGCAATATCTCTTGCAGCATCACGCATAGCGTCAACCTCTTTGTCAGTAGGTAATGAAGCGTTCTCAGACGTATGCTTAAACACACCTTTATTTGAGATAGTGTACTGGCTAAATGGTAAGTACTCCATAAAAGAGTATTGTACCAAAGTAGGCTTAATGTAGTCATATACAAGTGTAGAGTAATCTCCAGCAAGTGTGCCGTTGATAACGTCAGCTTGTAGCCTATCGTATAGCTTAGAGCCTAGTATTTGGTGAACGTGTATGTCCTGAGCAATCTGCACAAAGTGTGAAACCTTGTCAAAGTCGATGTTGGCTGACAGTGGTGTTTGCTTAACTAGGTCATTTTTAGATATAAATAATGCTTTCATTTTACTTCTTTTTTGAATATGAAGGATGGTGTCCCTTATCAGCTCTATCAATCTGAGCTTCAGCTACTCTCCTGTTATTTTTGTATTTATTTCTTTTAGGGTCAAAGCCTTGTTTTTTGGCCTGTCCTACTGTTGTTTTGTAAGTACCTCTCAACGCATCACCTCCGTGTGGCTCTCCGTCGTTTCTAGTTTTTTTGATGTAGATAACACGCTCCCAAGTGTCATAGCAGTTAACACCGCCCTTGTGTAGCCATATGCTATAGGGTTGTTTATTGTGGCCTAACCTTGAGTTAACTCCGTCCTTTTGCATCTTAAGTATGTCCTCTTTTCTGAACACCTTTTTTGTACGGTGCATCATTCTGCAGAAGTCTCTTGAGCTAGCTCCAGTCTTACCGTGTCTCTTAGAGCCTTTAGCGTACCTGTAACGCACTTTAATGAACTTAGTGTCCTGAACGCTGTCTTCACGTCTAGTATCTGCAATAGACAGTGCTACGTCTAGTGTGCTGTTAAGCATAGCTTCAATATCCTCATCCTCTGTCTCGTTTAAGTCAACCCTAGCGTCTGCTAAGTGCCACTCATTTGAGTCGATTTCCTCACCTACCTTTTCAAGGTATAGATATATATCCGCTAAGCCGTTAACAGTTTTACACATTATTTTGATGCGTTATATAATTCTAGAGCGTCTTTAATAAACTTAGGGTCAACAGATAGTTTGTAGTCAGCAGACAGGTTGGTGTCCTCCTTAGTGGCCTCAGCCTCATCTACAGGAGCCTCACCTTTATCCTCGTTGCTTTCCTTCTCTTGGTTTTCATCAGTGAACTCAATAGGCTGTGCTGTAATAAAGTAAAGCTCGGGCACCTCTCCGTTGATTTCCATAATCTCAGTTAGCACATCAATAATCTCCTCTTGGTAGTTAGCAATAACTGTAGAGTTGAATAGTTGACTAGCTGTCTTAATTTCATCTGCATTTGATGCAAGGCCGTTTCCGTTGTCTTTAATACCTAAAAGCATTGGAGATGTAACTCTGTGGCCTACTAAAATTTTGTGCATAGCCTCAGTAGCTAAGTACTGGTAGTGAGCTGGTGCATCATTAAGTGAGATATCCTCAACAGTAGTAGCCGATTCAGCGTTCTCGTTAAATGCAACAATAACCTTCTGGCCTCTTGAGCCTGTAAGTTTACCCTTCACGTCTCTCGTGATTGCTTCTCTAGATTCTATATCGGGCACCCCGTTGTTAAAGTTAATTACCTTAGTACCGCTAAAAGAGTTCTTAGTTTCGTTTAGTAAGTAGTCTGAGATTTCATTTTCAAGCTCACAGTATGGTAGGGCTCCAGAATAGTCTACAGGCGAGAAGTAGTCGTACCCTGACACATAAGGCTTAAGCATAAAAATCTCAACCTTTTCTGTTGATGTGCCAAATGTAGGAATGCGCTTAAGTACGTCAGTTCTTCTCTTTTCAGCCCAGTTTGGGTGATAGTAGTAGGCATTTATAACACCCTTCTCATCCATTCTCTCAGGTCTTAATGTGTGTGTAGGGAAGTGCTTTACTTTTGCGACTTTTCTATTGTTACCTTCTTTTGTGTAGATAACTTGTATAGCGGCCTGTCCGAGCATCTTACGCTCCTGAATAATAATTCTAAGACAGTTAGGTCTTATGAACTTACGTAGCTCCTTAACCTCCTTAGAGCTCTTTTCTTTGCCCTCTATACATATACCCTCTCCATAGATGTTATTAGAGATAGAACGTATGGCAGCGTTGTTTGTAGCTGATTGCAAGTAAGAGTCGATTAGGAATGAATAGTAGTCGTTATCCTCACCATAAGCAACCCACTCTTTGCGCTTATCCTCTATTGCCTTAGGCATTTCATAGCCTGATAAATTTACAAAGTTTAAGTTCATAGTTATAGTATTGTAAAGTCGTTATTTGTTGACGTCGGAGTTGTGAACTCTGACTGTGATGTAGTTAGTTTGTAGCCTAGTTTATCTGAATAAACCAAAAGACCTCCTGAATATATAAAGAAGTCATAAGTAGTGTTAGCAGTTAGGTTATCCTCAATAGTGTCCTGTAATAGTGTTACTGATTGATAGTAGCCTGAATCTGTTAGGCCTGTAGTAACCTCTATGTCATAGGTTTCGTTACCCTCCTGTCTTATCTTTACATCAACGTCAACTCCTCCGTCTGACTTTGTGTTGACGTAGAATGTAGTATCTGTTGAATCTGAGTAATATAACATAGTGTTGTACCTTTATTTAAAAACAATATACGTGCTGTTTTGTTTTATTGGTTAACCATATTGCAAAAAAAAGCCCTACCGAAGTAGAGCTCTTATTTTATATAACAATCTTAGTTATTATGCACCCACTGTTACGGTGTATGCAGAGATAGTGTCAGCACTGATAGGTGCAAGTTGCTTTTCAGTAGCTACGAAAGTCAATTCGTAACCGCTTTTATCTCCCATACTAGCACCCGTAGATGTTGTGGCATTCATTTCTGCGCCGTACTCGTGACCCATTACGAACAAGTTACCATTGTTATCCTCGATTAAAATCTTTGGACGACCGTAAGCCAATAACTTAACCTCTTTGTGAGTAGTACTGTCTTGTTTTTTCAAGCTAACTGTCAAAGTTTGCTCAACAAAAGTAGTACCATTCTCACGGCTAGAAGTCAAAGATTGTTCAAAAGTAGATGTGCCTCTCAAGTCGTACTTGTAGGCTGTCGGAGTAAGCTCAGTTACTGAAGCCTCCTCAGTTATTGCGCTTACTGTGTAAGTAGCGTCGTCGAAGTTTAGAAAGTAGATAGCGTTAAGGCCACCAACTTGGTCTTTACAACCCTCTAAACGTCCAAGTGAAATATTACAGCTCATTTTTAAACAATTTAATTTATTAATATTATAAGAGGAGCAGAGTTAACCACTCCTCTATTTTTTAGTTATTAAGCAGACAATTGGCTTAAAACGATTTCAGAACCGATAGCGTAGTTTACAGAAGCAGAAAAACGCATAATTACTCTTACGTTTTGACTTCCGTCGATATCCGCTAAGTCGATAAGTTTAACCTCGTTCATATCTGACTGAAGGCCAGTTCCAAAGAACAAATTGTCCTTTTCAGCCGCAATAATTTGACCTGAGTTAAGACCGTTAGCAACGAAAAGCTTAACACCTTCAAAGTCCATTGCAGTTTGCCCAACGTGGTAAAGGTCTTTATAACCTAAAGCCGCTTGAGCTCTTACGTAAGAACGTGCATCAGCTTGAGAGATATAAATAGCTAGACCTTCGTTTCCGTAGATAGTTGAAGGAATAGCATCAACAACTTTGCCCAATTCAGCGATGATGTTAGATGAAGTTACACCTCCACCAGCAGCAGAAGCACCAACAACGTCAATAACGTCAGCGTCAGCAGTTGCAAGAGCGACAAGACCGTCAAATTCTCCAGCGTTAGCGTTAGCACCGTTCCAAATGTTAGTCTCAGTTTTAGCAGCAACTTTAGCAGCAACGTGGCCGATTAGGTAAGATGCGAAAGAAGAAGGTAGCTCATCGAAAGAAGAGAAACCTTGCTCAATGCTAAGCCAGTCAGATTCGAAATCTTTCTTACAAAGCTCAAGATTCACTTGGAAGTCTTCAGGTTGTAAGTAACGCTCAGTTAAAGTCACAGATGAAGTAGCAGTAAAGTCACAAGAAGCGTTAGCGATAACGTCACCAACAGCTAGTTTTTGCATTACTTGCTTAAATTTTACGTTAGGCTTAATGGTGATACCACCTTTGTCCAAGGTAGGAGCACTCAAAAGAGCGGCGGAGATAAACCCAGCAGCTTTATCACCAGCGTAAGTAGTAGTAATAGATGTAGTTGTTGCCATTTTATATATATTTAGCAGTTAATTTATTGATTTATGTATTTAAATACGTTGGACATTATTGAGCCACCTTTGTCACCTATCTTGCGTTGCTTCACAGCGACAGGAGCCTCTGGACTATGTGTAAGTCCTTCCTCTTCCTTTGTAGGTACTTCAGGAGCCTCTATAGCGTCCTCAGTTTCACTATTGATAGAATCCTCAAGAATCCTTTTGAGGTCAGCAATTTGCACCTCCAATTCTTTTACTCTATCATTTGACGTATCCCCAGCAATTGGCTCAGGCTCGTCGTTACTCTCAACAGCTTCTGTCTCAGGAGCAGCTTCAGTAGCTTCTTCTTTAACCTCTTCTGTAGTTTCTTCTGTAGTTTCCTCAGTAGTCTCTACTGTCTCGCTTACAGTCTCCTCAGTCTCAGCGACCTCAGGTGTTTCAATTGTCTCAACAGTTTCCTCAACCGTTTCAACTTCTGGTGTAGCTGTAGCAATTCCGATTGCTTTAGCTATCTTGTCTAGGGTTTCTTTTGCGCTTGGCATATATTTCAATTTTAAGGGTTTAACTCTTTATTTAAAAACAAGATTTTAACACTTTTTAAATTATTTACCAAAGTACCTAACTCCTGAAAATGTATGTACACCTTCGCCCTCTACAGTTATCTCTTTTGATGACCATCCGTAAGGCCACTCAATTCTTTGATTACCTTCTTGGTCAATTACTGTGATATTTGACGCTCTCCAAAGTACGTCGACGGAGTACATATCTGACTGTAGGCCTTGGCTTAACATCTCACCATCATCGCTAAAAGTAGGTTGCTCTATAAATATGTAGCCTATCTTTACAATAGTGTGACCGTGTGATGGGTGCGTGTTGCCGTCCTCGTCTTTTACGTGAGGTAATTGTGATATTCTTTTTTCAGCCAGCTCTTGGCTTTCAAATTCGTATTTTTTAAAAATGTATTTCATTGTGTTTTATTAACTGGTAAGACAGGCTAGCTCCGCATCTGTTAGCGCTTCTTTAAATACTGCAACGGATTTGACGTTTCCGTAGAAATCAAAACCACCATCGCCTCTATCAAAATTTAATTTTAATAAAGTGTTGTTTGCAAAAGCATTAAATGTTGTGTCTATTGCAACTTCAAAACCATTTATCCACAAGGCACAGTCGTTGGCTTTGTACTTTAATGCTATTTTATTATTATCTACAACGTTTAAAGTTTGATTATAAATGCCTAAATTTACACCGCTCCCTGAACTTTCTACCGCAATTTGATTACTTGTGTTTTGATAAAATATACTAATTCTGTTTACTGCAGTTCCATCAGACAAGGAAATCATCCTATAAGTACCATAATCAGCCAAAGCAGCTATCTCCGCATACAAAACACCCTCTGTTGAATTTATAAGGTCAGCATTACCGCTATTGTTTGCTACGTCAGCCGAGCGTGTTACGGTTGCACCTGAAGTTGGTATGTACGAAGTGGCATTTCCTGCTTCTTCTTGTGGGTGGCATATAATAATAGAAAAACCACCGCTTGAAGTACCTGAAGAAGGTCGTAATTTTACATTAAAACTTTCAGAAAAATTTTTCGTTCCTGTTGCTTCATATCTAACAAAATCTGTTGTATCAACAAGTACATTAGATACTATACCTGTTGAACATCTAAGTTGTAATGTCTTAGAGCCACTTTCAACAAGTTTTATATATACACTTGCAGTAGCAGAACCTGAAGATATAGATGACGATGTTTGACCGAAAGTTAAACTCACATTTTCAGCATCGGCAGGAAAATCTACCTGTACTGCATTTGTACCACCAAACATATCTGTTTTTCCAGTTGTTATTGTTCCTGCACTACCGCTTCCAAACTCTGTATAAACCCAAGTAGATGTTATTTCAGAATTTTCTAATACGTTTGTTGACTGTGGCTCTAAAAGCAAAGCACCCTGTCCACTTGTGTAATCTATTCTTGGAATGTTACTTGCAACATCTTCTATAAGTCCTTGCTCGTTTACTCTTGTAGCACTTGAACCTCTTGAAAAGTCAAAGTCGGCTTCTTGTATTTCTTTTACGCTTACGTTGTCT